GGTAATGCACTCTAAATAGAGATGAGACATCGTTCGTGCGGTCTCTACAAAAGTCGGAACTTTAAAGACCCTATCTAGTATAGGGTCTTTTTTTATATGGAATTAACTGAAGAAAATGTAATCAAAGTTCTTGAAGAACTGATGCCTTTCATAGAGGCAGATGGTGGATGGTTAGAGTTTGTAGAGATAGAACACGAAACAAATTTTGTTAAGGTAAGACTTGGTGGTGCGTGTTCTACGTGTGCAATGAGTGCTATTACATTGAAGCAGGGTATAGAAAGTAAATTAACTCACGAGATACCTGAATGCTATGGTGTCATACAGGTGCTCTAATGGATTTAGATGAACAGGTTAAGTTAGGTCATCTTCTTCTTGAGGATAGAGTTTGTAGGGTCTGTAAAGAACGAAAGAATCTTTTACAGTCTTTTTATCGTGTTCGTAAAAATATGACCCTTCTATCGTCATATTCATATGAATGTAAGGATTGTACAGTGAAGAGAATACTTAAAAAGAGAAAGAACCCTACTTCACCTTCGGTTGACTGGGTATACCCTGACTGGTAAAATAAAATACATATTAAATAAACAAATAGAAGATGGCTTTTTTAATAGCAATCATGTCATTTGCAAATTTTGTATTCTATCCTTTAGTGATAGGATTCATTATTGCATTAGTAATAGAACAAATTTTTAGATCACAAGATAAAGCACCAGAGATTCTTAGGTCTATGGCAATAAGAAAATACTTATGGAGACAAGCGTGGTTGTTTAATATCATATGGTTTGTTGGGTATATTATTCTTATGTTTACTATGAGAGGGCAACAAACACAAATGCCTGATATGATTTGGCAAGGATAATTGACAATTTTATGGGATATGATATAGTAAATCTATCCCATTTTTTATTATGATTATTCTTTCTTATTTGGGTTTAGGTATAGTTATAGGAGTTTTGGCCACAGTTCTGTTAATGAATTGGTACAATCCTCATCACTAAAATACCTAACAAATATATACTAACGTATTACTTACAATCTTATGCACGGAGATTTAGAACCAGACGAACATATTCTACCTGATACAAATCATGTTAACGATTTGTGGGAAGATATGGACCGACTTAACGCATTGTACGAAGAGATGATGTGGCCTCATGACGACGTAATAGAGTTTGTTCCTGATCATAGAAAAAGTAGAATCATAATTAGAAACAGATCAGCAGAAGAAAGGGAGGCACAACGTGAATAATTTTACAGTTTATTCTAAAGAGGGTTGCCCTTATTGCACAAAGGTGGTAAAAGTATTAGAGATGGCAGGTTTGAGTCATCGTGTCTATAAATTAGACGAAGACTTTAGTAGAGATGCATTCTATGGTCAGTTTGGTCAAGGATCTACCTTTCCTCAAGTCGTTATTGACTCCACTAATTTGGGTGGATGTACAGAAACCGTTCAGTATCTAAAGGAGAAAAAATTAGTCTAATGAAAAAAGTTGACGATTTTGAAACTGTATACGAAATGATTGAACATGCCATTGAACTTGCTTTTGATGGTAAGATGCAATTAAAGTTTTATAAGTTTCTAGAATATCGTAAAACAAAAAAGGTAGAAATAGAATCTTTCCTTAAGAGTTCTACTGTTAAGGAAATATCTGACCAGATAACAGAACTTGAAGAGTATATCAAAGGTGGTTCAGATAATGATCATAAACAATTGCGTGAGGCATATGGTCATATACCTAAACCTCAAGCAAGAAAAATAAAAGCATATCTTAATAACATTGTTGAAGATGCAGTGAGGTATCATCATGACAGAAGACCAGGAAGAAGAAAAAAAGGTTCTAAATAAAAACAAATCCCCTGAGATCAATAGGGGAGTAGAATTATTACTCAGAAATAGGAGGAAGAAACCCGAAAAACCTAAAACATTTCAAGTAAAATTTGGAAATATGATTTCTTTTTTTAAAAGAGAGATTGTATTTCATTTTAACTTTTACTTGGATATCCGAAAAAAATAAACATCTCTGGGAGGAGCATTATGTCAGAACTATTAGTAGTAACATTGACACTTATGACACTTGTGTCTATACTTGCACTTGCAGTAGGAGGTATGATAGGATGGATGGCAAGACAACATTCTTATGAGACAACTCCTCAAATGGTGTACACTCATCCAGAAATGTTTGATGCCAATGGCAACCTTACACCAGATGAAATTTTAGCAGTACGTTTTGAAAACAATTATGACACCAGCGAAGACAACGACGACGAAGACTAAGGCAACTGGTACTAAATTACCAGCAACTTCTAAAGCAAAGAAGAGAACAGTTAAAGCAGCACCTGCTGTTAACTCTCTGCCTACAAATCCATTTGTATTTGAAGTATTAGATCTAGCATCTAAGCAGCGTTCTACTGCAAAGAAGGTAGAAGTTCTTAAAACTTATGAACATGATTCATTGAAGATGGTTTTCATATGGAACTTTGATGAATCTGTCATTAGTATGCTGCCACCAGGTGACGTTCCATATGGCGATTTAAAGGAAGCAAATGTCTATAAAGGTACTTTGTCAGACAACCTCCGTCAAGAGGCAGCAGGAGGCGAATCAGCAACTGGTCAGGACATGAATGGTAGGGGTAGAACATCCTTAAGAAGAGAGTATCAAAACCTTTATCATTATGTGAAGGGTGGTAATGATGGTCTTACTAGTTTACGTAGAGAAATGATGTTTATTAATCTCCTTGAGGGATTACATCCTTCAGAGTCGGAAGTTCTTGTTAAAACAAAAGATAAAAAACTAGAAGAGTTGTATGATGTTTCTTTAGATGTTGTTAAGAAAGCATATCCTGATGTTTCATGGGGTGGAAGATCATGACCACTAAAGCAACCACTGAAGAGAAGAAGCAATTGGAGGATAAACCACAACGCAAATTCGATACTTCTGCATACTCTTGTCAGATTATTTACGAGAAAACAACGAAAGATAAAGCAGAAGATAAGAGTCTTCCTACAGATGCATTTAATGTAACATATATTGTAGATGGTAAAGAGTATCTTGATGTAACTCGCTCTACCAAGATGGTAAATATTTTTGATATGTATTGTGACAGGTACGGAAAAACTTCTGTACAAGATATTGACTATGGTGCTGGTACAATACGACCTAATCTATGGGGAGTAAAAGCTCCTTCTGCAAAGAAAAAGAGGAAAGTCTAATGTCTAAAAATAAAGATAATGATGAGTTACTTAGATCTCAAATCAATGATATTATTGAAGCAGACATTCAAATTGGTATTAACGATTACTTAGAATCAAAAGAGAGAGAAGAAGGAGTAAAAGGTTTTGGTGGAGCAGTTTCTAAAGAAGAAGGTGCTCAATTAAATGTTAAAGTATCTCAGAATGAGATAGATAAAATCCTTAAAGAATATAAGAGAATTAAGAAAGCAGAAAAATCTAATCTAGGACAGGTACAAAAACTTGGACTGGTTGATAAGAATGGTAATCCTTTATGAATGAACAGATGAAAAAAGATCTTCCCACTTGGGAGAGTGAGTATGCTGCTATGGATGGCATTAGTATAACTAAGAGGCAAAGAGAACTTCTTAGTGGAATAAAGATAGGAGCTCACGAAGGTATGATGTATGGTCAGATGTATGCTGATTGGAAAGTGAGGAAAGGTTATGAGTAAGATTGATACGCAAGGAATGAGTGGTGATGTAGTAAAAGGATGCACTGATAATGTATATCCTAGAGATGAGAATGGAAACATCATCTATCCTCCTGCTAACTTTAAAGTATGGCCTATCTTTGATGATAAAGAAAGAGCAGAGTTAAAAGAGATTATGTTAGAGGCACTAAAAGAGTTTCACAATACACCTAAATATCCAGCATATAGGTTAGATGAGTTGCAGGAATGACTCACAGTTATAAAAACCCTTCTAAGACACAAGATCTTGGACACGTAGAGGCACAAGTCACTAAGGGTAAGAAATACTATGATAAGGATGGGTGGGAAATATCTCCACCTATAAGTGATAGAGAATGTATCTACCGTTGCTTAGAGAACTGTCAACACCTTGCAGGTCTTGATAGGTTACAAGTTAGTAGATTGATGGAAGATTTTGCGACTAAGAAGACTGAGTTTGTACGAAACGAGGAGTACCCTGTACTATGAGAACCCAGAATAAAGAAAACTATTACTACGTCTTCTGGATAATAGCAATGGTAGCATTTATTATCCCTCAAGTATTTACTGCATATGGCATCCTTAAAATAGTGGAGTATCTACAATGAAACTAGGTGTTATGTGTTCTGGTAACGGAACCAACTTCGAGAACATACTTAGAACATGTACTAAAGACGAAGTTGTCTTAATGATATCTAATAAACAACACTGTGGTGCTTTTGAAAGAGCAAAAAAATTTGGAATTCCTTGTGCATATAGCACAAACGAAAGTTGGATAATTAATGAATTTAAATGGGTAGGAGTAGATCTCATAATCCTTGCTGGATATATGAGAATCATCTCTCCTAAATTTGTAGAGGCTTTCCCTAATAGAATTATTAATATTCATCCTTCTTTACTTCCAAAGTATAAAGGACTACATGCAATAGAACAATCCCTAGATAGTGGTGATGATGTTGCAGGAGTTACTGTGCATTATGTGAACAATGAATTAGATGGCGGTGAAATAATTCTTCAAAGGAAGATTCCAATTTTACCAGATGATGATATAGTATCTTTAACGAAATCCATTCAAAGAGTGGAGTATTCCATTTTACCAGCAGCAATCGAACATGTTAAGCACACAAGATTCAAATAGAATTATAGACATTTGTTGTCGAATTATATCAACTGATGGTGAAGTTGAATTGTATGAAAGAATTTGGATGAATAAATTATGCGAAACTAATAAAAGGGCAAGTCAGATAGCAGGTGCGATGCTATGTCCTGATATTATAGATGAGGATACGTGTTACACTTAAGAAACTGTACGGTTCTTTACTAATCTACTTGACTATATAATATACATGTGTTAGTATTAACACAATCGTTCATCCCATAAGGGACGCAAGTAAGCCGACTCGGAACGGATCGTTCATCCCCCTTCGACTGGGGACGCACAAGTTGACTAAAGGAACGGATTAAAACCCCTACTACTTTGGAGAAACCCAATGGCAAAAGTCACTTACAGAGGAGTCGAGTACGACTCTGCTGATTACAACAGAAAAGTTCTTGCTGAAGCAGCAAGGAATAGAAACTTCGATCTTATGTATCGAGGAATCAAGGTAAAAAGCAAGGCAGCACCTTGTAGTTAAGATAAAGGGGGTTTACATACCCCCTTTTTTAATGTATAATTTTAAAAAAGGATGTAACTTATGGCACTACACATGCGTGAGCAAATCTTAAGAGCATTGATAGCACATGCTCAAGGTGATATTGCAAAACACAAAGCAAATGTTGAAGTATATCTAGAAAATCCTGCAGGTGTTGGTGAACATACTGACATTTTAGAATCTATAGAAAAGGAAATAGATATCATTGCAAAATATCAAGACCAAATAGATGTAATAAAGAAGTATTTTATGTCTAGTCAAACTCTATCAGATATAGATAGACGATCTAGTGAAACATGAATAAAGGAAAACTAAAAGTTCTAGTAAGGGCTCTTAAAGAAATTGTAGAGGAATTAGAATCAGAACTTTATACAGATTCTAATTCTTCTGATTCTTTTAAGTATGAGAACTATAAAGAAATGAGTCCACC